AGCTTGTTTGACATACTTACGGTCAAACGCAAGAGCGCTATCAAGAGTGTATGTGCTAAACTTAAGCTCGTTATGAGCAGGAAAGACTTGGCTATATGGAAGGCCGCCAGCTACTTGTTGAGAATACACCTGAATGTAGTTCTCATCAGTGATGTCGTGGAAAAGATCCAAAGGCAAAGAGGGATTATCATCTTCACCATACGCGAGTGTGGTGTAGAGATTCCCAATTGTAGGAGCATTGTTGATTACTTCAGAGACCACTGGTCCTAGAAGTTCAGCTACTGCTGCTTGTGCCTCATAAGCTTCCTCACGATTATTTGAACCCATTGCTCTCACAAGGGCTAATTGATCTTCGGTTCTTTTGATTGTAATTTTCATGATTGTTTATTTCTCCTGATTACAGTTCAATTTTAAGGATTGCATATGAACCAGCGAAAGCGTCAGTCGTAATAGTAGACTCTCTCTCTCCAGTTGCGATGAATTTACCAACCGAAACGTGTTTCTGGTTAGCATGTGCGGAATCATGAGCAACACCAGTAAGCATTCCGTTCGTGGAAGGGATTGCTAGTGAGTTGATTGCTGGTGGAAGTCCTCCAGCAAGTGCTCTTGTGTTAACCGTTACAAGTCCTCTTGTAAGAACAGGTACAGCTTCACCAGAAACAACGCATTGTAATTCTTCCTTCTTTTGTGGATAGTAAAGAAGGTTTTCTCCATTTTCATCTTTTGCACGGACATCCCGTAACATGATTCCCAAGGCTCTCTGAGTTGCCCCAGTTCCTGTACATTTAGTTACTTTGTAGGTAACCTCTGGATACAAGGAGAGCGCGTTGCCCAACGTAGCGTCCCAAGAATTGCTATCAGTTCTTTCGACGTACTTGATGGGTTCATTGTCTAAGTTAGCAGAGCTGACTCTAACAACAGAACCCGCTTCGCCCGTTTCAGCGTCAAGAGAATAGAAATTGATAACATCATTTTCATCGTATTGACGGAAGGGCAATAAACGTGTAATTTCGTTTGCCATTTTATATTAATAGTTAATTGTTAATTTTTTTTGTTAATTGTTAATTTATGTGACTTCTACAGAGAAGCCCTTCTTGAGTCTTTCGACCAAAGAAATTTTTTCACTTGCCTCGGCGTTGTTATTTGGAATTGATGCTTCTGACTCGTCATCTTCTTCAACTTCCAACTCGGCCTCAGGCTCTTCTGAAGTTTCTTCTGAATGTTCTTCAGTAGTTTCTTCTTCAGTTACCTCGGCTTGCCCTTCTTTAAGGGTTATAGTACCTTCAGTTTTGCTGGCGACAGCTTCCTGAATTCTAGCCTGAATCTCTTCTTCTTTAGCCTCAATACTAGCTTTAAGTTTATGAGCAAAGATTACTTGCATCTTTCCTTTATAAGCTTCAAAAGCCTCTTTAGTAGATTCAACATCCTTGACCTCAGCAGTAACTAGCTCAAGCTCTTGCTCGCTAAGACCATAATCATTGTCGATGAAATTCATTCGATCATTGAAAAGATCAGCGGTAGCTTTCGCTTCAGCCTCGGCTTTAAGAGTTTGTAATTCCTCTTTCGTAGAATCAAGGGTATCCTTGACTTCAGAAAGATCAGCTTCAGCCTTGGCTTTAGCCTCCCGCTCAAGCTCAACCTTGGATTTCCAAGACTCGCCGTGGTCCGTGAGTGCGTCACGCATAATTTCGCCAATAGTAGAAGCTTCAGATTGTTGCTTCACAACGGAAGCTACACTTTCACCCACCTTGGCCATTAGTTCATCGAATTGTTCTTTGTCCATATCATTAAAAATAAATTTAAATTTGCCTGACTTTACATTTTTATTACTGTTTAGGGAAATTTTTTCTGGGGTAGCGTTTTTTTCAGTATCCTCTTCAGGGTATATTCCCTTGACATCAGCAGCAGGATTTCTTGTTAAAGCCGCACCTAATGGGTAGGTCTCTCCAACAATAAGTCTATTTACTGGTACTCCTTCTTCGTCTTCCCCTTTTCCACCAAAACCCTTTATATACTGTTTTTTGTCCTCTTTTTCATTTCCAGTTAATACTTTAGATCCTTTTAAGGTATTTGAGCCGTAAGCAACTTCATATTCCCTGAAGGCTAATTCCCAGCTCGCTGATATAGATTGATATGTTTCGTCATTATTATTAGATGCTTCTATAATAGCATCTGCTAGCTGTGGATAGATTTGTCTATAAATCAAACCTGCTGCATTTATATAATAAGGCTCTGTTTTGTCGGCATAGGACTCGATGTCGTTATTTTTAAAGTCAAACTCTCGTGTCGAGAAGGACGCATTAATCATATGTCCGACTATTTTATCTTTTTTATGTTCAATGTTTATAGGCTTGTTGATAAATCTTTTTACAGCGGCAGCTGCCGTTTTAGAATCAATACCATCTCCATTTTTATTGAATTCGTTAACTTTAGCTAAATTGAATACAACTGGAAGAACATCTATATTCTCTTCTGGGTTGAAGTCATCAGGGAGTAAAGATTGAGCGGCCTCAGCTATAGAGCCTTTGGATAAACCAAAGAACTCAAACTCTTCTTCTTTAATCTCTCTTATCTTGCCTTCAAATTGACAGATACTAAAATCATCCAATTGCATAAACTCCTTTACACGGAAATCTGCGTAGAGTGATATAAAATTGCAGAAGACAAGTCGTCTAATTGGTGTTCAGCTCCTAGTTTAAGGATATTATCATGAACTCCTAGAGAAGCTAAAGAATCTAAATTATTAATAACGTCCCCAAGAGTCTCATCCCATTGAGAGTGGTCTTTTGCTACTATAATAGACTCACATGCACGAGAAACTAATTCTTTTTTGTTTTTAGACATCCTCTTTAACCCAAACTTTAAAGCGAATTCTCTAAAGGCTCTGAGTTCGAATTCATTAACTTGTCTGGTCGCAGCAACTATATTTTTCTTTGAAAATACTTTTGAGTTAGATACCCCTATTGGTCTTCCCCCCGATGGAGATACGGGCTTTTGCGAGTTTTTCGGCTCAGGGTCTCCCCCTGTTTCTTCTCCTGCTCCTTCTCCTTGGTCGAATAAATTTATAGAATTTACTAAAGGTACATAATGACCTTTTTCCCTTTCTTCTTTAAATCTATCTTGAGCTGGTGTCATTTCTTTTGGATTTGGAAATTCTCCAGTTGCTACTATTTTCATTCCTTGCTCTGGAGTTATGACTCCAAGCTCCATTAGCCTTGTAGTTAATTTTGTTAAGTTTTCATCGTCAACGGTGTCATTTTTAACAAATTTCATCTCAGGCCAAGAACGCAATCCAGCATTCTTACAAATTCTTCTTATCTCAGGATTAATAAATTCATTTAAAAATAAATTTCTAGACTCTTCTAGCCTCTGGAAAAATACTTTCATTTTAATTTTTCTTTCAGAGTATTTACTATCTCCTATAAGTATATTTTGAAGTCCTTCTTCTATATCCTTGTTTAAAACTTCATATTTCTCAGGACCGACAACTTTTCTAAGGTCGGGTATAATAAAATCAGCTTTTGTTGTATAATCAGATACAAGTACTCTACCAACACTTTGGTTTCTGAATATTTGTTGCATAGCAGCTAAGTTCTTCTGATTAACTCCACCCTTGTCTGGTTCAGCGCCCATAGTTACAAGTAAAACAACATTCTCAATAGAACGGCTAATAGCTTGATCTATTTTCTTTAATTCTATTTTCTTGTTAAGATCATCTAGTACAGCAAAACCAGAAGGAACAGCCATTGGTTCGTAATCTTGCTTCTTTGCAAATATAGGATGCAGTAAATCTGGATTTAATTCTATATAAACTCTTTCGCTGGTAGCTGACGCTCCAACCTTGATTCTTGTTTGAACTTCTTCAGGCAATGAATCAAATAATTCTTGCTCATGTTCAGTTTGTGGGTTTTTAAGTCTGGCTATTTCAAAAGGCGTTAAAACTTTAAAATAACTATAATCAGTAAAAGAGATAGAACCCTTAGTCGCTACATCTGTAGGATTTATAACCAAATATTTGATAGGAACCTTAGATCTAGAGCTTGCTCCATACGCTTCTAATACTTTTTGACTATTTTTCAATGGTAATATCCCATCAATTCTATAGAAGAACACATTCCCTGATCTGTAATATTCCCTAAAGTACTGAGCCTTAAGGTCATGCATTTTAATTCTTTTAAACCAAGCATTGATAAAGTTTTTCGATTTTTGAGTTCCTCCCTCAAGGTAGACATCAGAATCTGCGAACTCTGATAATAAATCAATAGTGCTTCTAAATGTTGCTATATTAAAATAAGCCTTTTGGCACAGTTCTATAGCCTCCCTAACGCTAACGGAATCTTTTGAGTACTCGAAAGGTAAAAGACCATCTTGAATATTTTGAAATCTATTCTTTGCGGGATTCCCAGAAATCCTGTTGTTTCTTGTCGCTGTCCTTCGTGTGGGTTCGGTAAGCCTAGAAGCCTCGACGGACTCATAAATACTATCACCTATAAGTTCTGGAGCGTAGCCCTCTCCTTCTGAATTAAGTAGGTTTTCTATTGGACGTTCTGTTTTTCTAAACTTCTCCCAGTACTCTGATCGTTTGGTATATCTTCTTGCCATATGAAAGTTTACACTAAAGTTATAAAAGTTACTTTAAACTTTTCAAATCGCAAAAGGAACAAAAGTGCTTTCTACTTGTTTTTCTGCGGTAGCATTCTCTGAATCGAAAAATACTTTTGCGAACCAATTCCCTAAAACTAAAGCAGAATAAGAGTCTTTTCTGGCCCTATTTGGTCCTTTTTGCCTTCTAAGGTTTTGAGGTAAATTAAAAGACTGAGAACCTTGAGGGTTAGCGATAACTTCAATATTTGCACATTCAGCTTTTGTAAGTTCAACAATTGACTTTTGGTGATCAATAAAATCAATCATCAAAGCTCCCTTGGACGAACCGAGCATCTTCATATCCCATCTAAGCTTATCGATAGGTATATTTTTCTTTCTTTGTTCATCGAAGTGTGAGTCTATGGCTCTAGAAGCAAATAAAATTCTTTTATGATCAATCGCAGCTTGTAGCATTTCGTTGGCGTTTCTATTCCAGTTCGCTGTGGGTTTTCTTAGGATACAATATTTTTTTGCCTTTATATTATATTGACGTTTAAAAGACATTATGTCTGAATGCCAATTTTCAGGCTTTTCTAAATCAACATCTACAACTCCAATTTCTATATTTTCATTTTTAAATATAGCGCTCTCATTACAAGAGTTTATAAACTGAACACCTCCATTATA